GATTGTTGCACATAGCATGGGAGGCATTTATGCAATGCATTTGTATGGTGCTAGACCTGATCGCATCAAACGTGCAGTAACTATGGCAACACCATTTGCTGGTGTTCACAATGCAATGTTTATGCGTTGGGTATTTCCGTGGTATAAGTTGATTTCAGACAGTGCGCCTACTAGCAGTGCTGTGGCTCAATTAAATGAAATACGTGTAACCATTCCATGGACACAGATTGTGAGCATGGACGGAGATCAACCCTGGGTTACAGTTTTTACAAGGAATGATGGAGTGGTGTCGAGGCTGTCAATGACCAGTAGAAAAGACATCAACTACATTTACCTCGACACCAACCATTACGAAATACTCAGCGATCAAACCAGCATAGACGTTGTATTGTCTGAGCTGGAATATCTAGTAGCTTAGGATCCCAGTCTCTTAGGACTGCCCCAAACTTCTCGAGCGTTAACACGAATAAAAGGCTTAGCCGTTTCATTCTTGTTTGGATTTTCAATAGTAAGCACAACATTCTTAAAGTTTCGCCAGGCGTCACGCTTGTTGATTGCTTCTGTGATTGAGCCTCTATATTCACGCAGGTGTTGCTTGCGTAGTCCATGCCTGTCGCGTTGGCAATGAATACCTTTGGATACAACACCGCTTCTTTTACTTCTTTTGCCTTTGGCCATTTTGATATACCTTTACAAATAATTTTTTGTCAATGTTTCAAGTTTATCTTCTGCTTCTGCAAGTTTAACCAATTGTTCGTCTACTGCGGCTACTAGGTCTGGGTGTTCTCCAATACCTGCAGGATTGTCTATATAAACTTGAATGTTCGCTTTAGCCGAGGCTATTTCTGCCTCGTACTTTAATTTTAATGCTTCTAATAGCATCGTACTTTCCACTTCTATCTACTGTGCGGAGGCATCTTGGCTTCAACAAACCAAACATGTTCCCGCTTGCCTGGATGATATTTACGCATACGCAATTTTTTATCGTTGCGTATTTCGCTCAATGTCTTGGGGTGAACAAAATGATAGCTGGCATTGCTACGAGTTTCACCTTCTGGTATCATCCAAACTTTATCGTTTCTATTTTTCTTAGCCATGATTGGCCCTCTCATATTGACGTTGGCGTAGCATTTCTATACCATCCAACTGTTCATCTTCGGTTAGATGTCTCCAGCCTCTAATTTCTTCTGGAGTGCGAGCGCATCCTAAACAGTATCCATCATCGCCCTGAGTACAAACTTTGATGCATGGTGAATATTTTGCTTTAGGCATCTGCTTCTCCTGGTGAACGTGAAATAATCTCATCGTAAAATGTGTCTAACTCACCGCCAAATTTTCCCATGAGATGTTCATAACATTCGTGAACTCTATGCCAATTGCCGTCATTGTATGCTGTAACGAATTCGTTATGTACACGAACAGATTCTTCTAAACTAACCATTTCACCTAGGTTAATTTTATCAGCAGGCACAACACAATATGCGTCGACATGTACGCCATCTTTAACAAATTGTTCTAAAGGTAAGACAGTATAGCGTTCTGCTAGTTTGTCTGCGTGTTCTTTGCCAACTACAATATGCATTACTTTGATGTATCCATTGATTCATAGACTGAGTTATACTGACTTCGAGCCAATACAAATGTTGTACATTTACTTAGCTGTTTTAGATTCTTAGCACCAACATATGTACAGGTTGAGCGAATGCCTCCCAGTAGATCCTGTACGGTATTACTTACCGCGCCACGATAGGGAACCAAAACTTCTCTGCCTTCACTGCTACGATATTCTTTGAGTCCACCAAAGTGTTTGTCATTGGCGGCTTTTGAACTCATACCGTAGAACTGTACAAACTCTTTTGTTTCTACATATTGTTCACCTGTCTGTTCACTAAGTTCGTTAGTCAAGTAGCTTTTGGTAATCACCTTACCACCGCCTTCATCGTGTCCAGCAAGCATACCACCTAACATTACAAAGTCAGATCCACCGGCGAATGCTTTAGCAACATCACCAGGACAAGTGCATCCACCATCAGCAATGATATGCCCACCCAGCCCATGAGCGGCATCTGCACATTCAATAACAGCAGACAACTGAGGATAGCCAACCCCAGTTTGGATCCTAGTAGTACATACACTGCCAGGGCCAATCCCCACTTTGACAATATCCGCTCCATTTAATATTAACTCCTGTGTTTGATCTGCGGTAACAACGTTACCAGCAATTATTACAACATGCGGATACTGATATCTAAAATCTTTGATAAAATCCACAAACCTTTCGCTGTATCCATTGGCTACGTCAATGCATACATACTTTAACTTATCACCTGTTCGTTCATACACATCCTGAAATTTTTGGTGATCCTGTTCAGTGATGCCAATACTCATTGCTACATGATTGGTGCGATCAAATTCTCCACTATTATTAAAGTATGCTACTAGATCACTCACTGAATATGTTTTTACTAAACAGGTAAACAATCCTAGTTCAGCTAGTGTGTCAGCCATTAAAAATGTGCCAACGCCATCCATATTGCTAGCCATAATAGGGATACCTTCATAATGATAATCTTCTATGTTTTTGGGCACGAGCGTTTGTAAAGTAAAGTCCTGCTCATAGTTGCGATACACAAACCCACGTTCCAGCATTACTTGTTTGCGTGAGCCCAGTGTGCTACGCTTGGGACGAATTAGAACATCATTATAGTCGTGCTTGGGATCAACTTCAATTCTCATGTTTTCCAATTTCCTTGTAAACTTGTTGTACGCCTTGTGCTTGACTTACACAATCTTCTAATGCGTTGTGTAGACCTTCCTTATTTTTTATGCGTGGATCACCGTGTACACCAAAAAGTGTACGACTATCTCTTACTTGCCAAAAATTCCACGGCGTGGGTAATCCAATTGATCTATACCAATCTTCTAAAATAACAAAATCAAATGCAGGACCTTGTGCCCAAATATTATCAACACCAACAAGAAAACGATTTATCTGTTGAGCGCACAATTCAAGAGTTTCTCTGTTGTCTTCGCTGAGTGCTTCTTCACGCACAGTTTCTTCTTGCGATTCCCACCATAGTACAGTATCTTCTTGTATTTCTCTTCCTAGTGCTACCTGTTGTTCAATGTCAGGTCGTAGGTATAAACCCTGCGAAGGATATTGCATATTAAAAGGGCTAAACTTAACTGCTCCAATAGTTAATATTACACAGCCAGGTCGAGTACCCAAAGTTTCAATGTCAAGCATAACGTCCAAGGAACACCTCCTATTATTGTGTATAATAGCAGTTTATTAGAATAATGTCAACGTAAATTTGCCCAATCAACCACTGTTTGGACAAATTCTTTTTCAATACCTCTAGCACCATGATACCCATAAGTTAATTTTGGATGACCTTCATTAATCCCACCTTCCATAATGGTTAGTGTAACATCATCGAAGTCATATTGTTTGGTTATGATTTCAGCAATGTCAGGACCAGTATTATTAGATACATCATAGCGATGATGTATCACATGCACAGGTATAGAAACAGTAGTATCTTTAATAAAGAAATTACACCGTTCATAAAATGCTCGATTGCGTGTAGGTGGACTATTAACACTGGTAAAAATTAATCCACAACATGGATCTGTTTTATGTAAAGTATGATAGTAGGTTGATATTAACCAATTACTATTACATTGTCCTATTAGTAGTGTAGGTACTGTACTTAATCTAATAGCAGTTCTGATAGTTTTGTTAATTGTATCTATAGCATGTAATGCTGTTTTTAGTTCCATTCCTGTATGTTCTTTTAACCATTCTTTTGGTACTGGTTGTATCTTATTTCTAAGTGCGAGCCACGGAGCTCTAGCATACAGAATATTAAGCAACCAAGGAATTTGTACGTTGCCTGCATGCACATAAGCTACATTATATCCTTGGTTTCTAAAATGCGGTATTGACGTCCCAGGCATGAGTTGATTTTCAGGAAACGTTCCTCGTTTAGATACGTAAAATTTTGCAGGGCCGCCCGGAATCACAACCACAGTTCTTTTTGCATTTTCAGCAGGAAACCACATGAGATTATCGTTAATAATCTCACCAGATTGTGCTTGGATAGCTTTGCTTATTCCTTGGTGATCATCGAGACTGTAAACAGTAGATTTATCAAACTTGTCGTCGTTGATCTCTTTATACAGACTTATCATTTTCAAACAGTGCCACTCTTTTGCGTAGACCTGTGCTACTAAAACTGTGGTCTCGACTGTTATAAACTATTTTGATGTTGCGCTTTACACAGATGTCTTTGCCAGTAAAGTCTTTGTCTTTGTACTCTACTCCAATAATACGTACATCTACAGGAAGTGTTAGCAGTATATCTTCTAGGTCTTTTTCAGTATTGTACACAATAACTTCATCAACAGTGCGTTGACTACTTAACATAATTTGACGTTCAACAATGCTTTGTACAGGTTGATTCTTTTCAGGACGATCACGACTGGCATCATTTTGCAGTCCTGCAATCAAGTAATCACAATGATTCTTTGCTTCACTTAGCATTGCAACATGCCCTGCGTGTAACAGATCAAACTGGCTAAATGTTATGCCAATAATTTTGCCTTTGTATTTTAGTTTTTTGTAATCTGCAAATATCATGCGTCTGGTTCAATTTTTACCTGTAGAGGAAATCCGTGACTACGTGCTAGTACAGTAACTTCAACACCTTTTTGCTCTGCCATTTCAAAAGGCAATACAGCAACAACAGCCAGGCCGTCTGCATGAATTTTTTGTGTTAGTGCCACAGCAGGTTGTTCATCATAGTCAAAGATACTCTTCAACGTTTCAACGACAAACTCCATTGTTGTGACTTCATCGTTGATATAGATAACACGGAACTTGCTGGGTTCTCTGAGATTCTCACGCACTTTAGTCTTCTTCTGGACTGCTTCATCGGTGTTTGACATGTACAATTCCTTTAGTTGATATAGTATTTAACCAAGAATATGCGTGGAAGCCAATTAATACAATGGTTTGACTCCCACGCATTGATTACATTATACAGCGATTATGCTGAAATTGCAATCTTCTTTGGCTTCATTTCTTCAGGAACTTCGCGAACCAATGAAATGTTTAGCATGCCGTTCTTTAGGCTTGCGTTGGTAACAGTCATGTGATCTGCGAGGGTAAATTCTCTGCGGAAGTTGCGTCCAGCAATACCTTTGTGTAGGTACTTGACATCTTCCTTCTCAGCAGGTGATTTGCCTTCAATACGAAGTTGGTCACCGTCGTGAGTGATGTCAATATCTTCCATACCAAAACCAGCAACTGCCAATGAGATTAGATACTCATCTTCAGCAACTTGTTCTACGTTGTATGGAGGATAGCCTTGGCTTGAACTGTTCGCAAAGCGAGTTTCCATGTCATTGAATAGGCGATCAAAGCCTACAAATGAACGATGGAAAGTGGGGATATCTAGAGTTGTTAATCTTGTCATTTTAAATCTCCTTTATTAAGCAAGATATGTTATAGAACCCATTTGGCGTTCTATGTTTATAATATAGTAACTCACTCACAATTTGTCAAGTGTTTTACTAAAATTATTTATCCATTTTTTATCAAACGTTC